CCGACTGCCCCAGCTGCAGGTCCACTTACAAGTTTTCAAGTACCGTCCCAAGCGGCACCGTCAGGTGGCGCTGGGGCAAAAGGTCCCAAACCCCCAGAAGACCGCACAGCACTTCTTCAAGAAGACTTAGAGGCTATGAAGCTTATGTCCGTCACGCAAGACGGCATACGCGATGCTCTTTTTGAAGGGAATAAAGAACTGGCAATCAGACTTGAGTACGATCAAAAAGTTGCAGATATTAACCGTGATACCGCCAAAGCACTGCTTAATGCTAATTACCAAACAGAAGAAGCTGTAATTCGCGCGCAAGAAATTGTGCGGACAAAAGATGCAGAACTAGAACGCGAAGATAAATTAAGAGAGCTTGCACGAGATAAACAAGAGCGTATTAAAGAGATAATGGACAAGCTAGACATGGAGCTTATACAGCTGACAGCTACAACAGACATACAAAAACAAGCAGTTCAATTTCTTGAAATAGAAAATCAACTAAAAGCACAGGGCATTGTTTTAACAGATCAAGATGCCGAGGCAATTCGCCGAAAAATAGCAGAAATTCAAAAAGTAACAAAAGAACAAAAAGCAGCCCAAGACCAAGCCAAATTTATTGAACAGCAGTTTGCAGCTATAGGCGCTGGCGTTGGCGATTTATTGACGAACGCTTTTGATAATTTGATAAGCAAAACAAAAGACTGGAACGATGTTTTACGTGATTCCTTAATGGCCGTAGGCCGTTTATTGATGATGGCAGGACTAAATCTTCTTGCCGGCACTGACGGAAAGGGTGTGTTGTCGTTCCTGGGATTTGGCGGTGGTTTTGGTGCAAGAGCTGCGGGCGGTCCCGTTACTGGTGGTAAGCCGTACATCGTTGGGGAGCGCGGACCTGAGTTGTTCTTGCCCAGCACAGGCGGCAACGTCATGTCAAACAACGACCTGCGTTCCGCCATGGGTTCCAGCTCTGCTGCAGCAGGCGCACCAGTGCTCAACATGAGCTTCCAGACCACCAGCATCGGCGGGGTCGAATACGTCAGCCGTGATCAACTGGAGCAAGCCATGGCAGCCACCCGCCGCCAAGCTGCCAGCGACGGGGCAAAACGAGGGATGACAATGACCTTAGATAAACTGCAGCAAAGCCCTGGCACCCGTAGCCGCGTGGGTCTCCGCTGATGACTGCTCAATTCCCCGGCATCAAACCATCAGAGCGGAGCTTCCGTCTCGGTCAGTTCCCTACAAAGGTGTATCGCGCTCTGTCTGGCGCCACAGTCAAACGAGCCTTTGGCAACCGCGCCTACGGCTACGAACTGCAACTGACCTTCACCAACATCACCGATACCGCAGCGTCCCAGCTGATCGACCATTACAACGGCACATCTGGCGGCTTCAGTCGGTTCACCTTACCCGCCGAAACATTTGCCGGGATGGATGCGACGCTAACCAGCAAGATCCAATCGCCCACGCAAATCAAGTGGGAATACACCAGCCCGCCTGAAGTGCGCTCGGTTTACGTCGGACGTAACACTGTGACGATCAGCCTCGCCGGGGAGCTTGATTACTGATGAGCGAAATCCGCATCGCACAGTATTTCAAGCTGACAACTGCTGGTGGTGTTGTTCATCGCTACCAGAATTATTTTGTCGGCGCCAGCAGTACATATTTGAGCGAGTCCTACAGCTTTGCTCCGTTTCAGGCATCTGGTGCGCTTGCCACGCTTAACGGCGACAACGAAACGCTACAGGTCCTGTTTCCGAATCTTGAGGTTGTGCTGCGGCTGGTAGAGCAAGCCAACGGCAACCGCCTGAGCACCTTGGCGTTTACAACAGCGTGGCTTAATGCCAGCGATCAAATCCTGACGCCGCTGACGGATTACTACATTGGCATTGGCGCCAGCTTTAGCGAGACCACAGTTGAACTGCGTTTCCGCTCTGCAATCGACAGCGTGGGCAGCGCCTTCCCAGCTCGAACCTTGACACGCGAAAACGTTGGCCCGCTGCCTCTTAACAGCGAGCTGTACTTGCGGTGAACGACCTGATCGGCTTGAAGCGTGCGTGGGGCGCCTACCCCGGCGATGGTTCAGGCACGGTCGATTGTTGCCTGCTGTTTGCCGAGGTTCGCCGCCGGCTCGGCTACTACGATCACACACCAGATTTTGCTTGGTACTTTGAGCGCTATACCGACGACACCTTTCCGCGTCGGATCATGGCGAAATGGCTGCTACAAAACGGCACGCGGCTAGATGGTCCTGAGCGTCACGCGGTTGTGTTGCTGCCTGGTACAAAGGGCGGCGCCATGGGTACAGTGTTAGACGACGGCAACGTTTTGTTTATCAGCGAGAGATCCGGCGTGGTGCTGGCTCCGCTTCCGCCTAATCACGGCCATTATTTCAGGCTTCACAAATGACCCGCCGCCTACTGCCCTACGAACACCAGCTGATTGCTGAGCTGGGCATTAGCGAGCAGGAATATCTGAACTTTGTACAGGCGCAATTTGATCACACAAAACTGCCTGAAGATCGCCTGTTACTGCCACAAAACGATCCGGGAACAATCGGTTTAGTTCTAACTATTGTTGGCATCCTGTTTCAGGTAGGCGCCGCGTTATTAGCACCAAAGCCAGAACTACCTTCGCAACAGGACCAACGCCGTAGACGCGATCAAGCATTTTCCCCGCGTTTCGGATTTAACAGCGCACAGGAGTTGGCGAAGTACGGCGATCCCGTCAATCTGGTTTATTGCAACACCGACCAAAACACAACGGGCGGCGTTCGCGTCAACACCTCAATGGTGTGGTCCGCTGTCAGCAGCTTTGGCTCCAGTCAGTTCATGCAGATGGCTGCAGTGATTGGCGCGTCAAACATTGATCCCACCGGCATTGATGTAGCCCGCACAGCCTTTGGTCAGGCAACCCTGCGTCAGTTTGGCGCGCAAAAGTATTGGCTGTATTTACGGCAAAACGGGATTCTGCGTTTTAGTGATCAACGTTTCGGCGCTGGCACAGATCCAACGAGCGTCAACGAGCCTGCATCAGCGTTTGTTTACCGTGCTGCCTTAACTGGAGCGCAAAAAGCAGAAGGTTTTAGCCAAGCGTTTTCACCGTCCACGATGACACGGTGCGGCGTTACGGCGCCAATTCCAATCAACGTTGTTTATCTGGATCGTGACGAAAGGGGTTCATCCAGCCTGCGGGCAGATCTAGGGATTGAACTGAACGGACGCGGTGGATATTGGCCCGACAACGTTTTAGATAACTCACGCCCGGTTGTTCCTGTTGGGACTGTATTTACCCTGCGTTTCAAAGGGCTTGCCAGCAATGGTGCCAGCGATGTACGCCAAGCCGCATCCGAGTTGCGTCGTACTTTGCTGAGCTACATAGACGCGGCGAGCACCTACAAGCTAGGCAGCGCCAAGTTTCGCGTTAAGGGTCAAATTCAAGATCTGGAGTTGGATAACGATGCGACCACCATTGATCTGGAATGTATCGAACCCGGCATTTGCCCAGAGGAAGATTACGGCACGCTCAACTACAAGGCCAATGAGCGCGAGGCAACAGATGAAATTAAACGCCTTAATGCAGAAATCGTAGAGCTGAACAGGCTTATTTCGCAGACGCCGCCGATTCTTACTGGCTCTGCATCAGCCCGCGCTGGCGAAATCACCAATCGAATCAATCAAATCAACGACCGTATTGATCAGATTGAGGAACTGCGTGACCGCAAATGGACAATCGCTGAAATCGAAGAAATTGCTGGAGATGACGGCAGTAATTTCAGTGGAGAAACAATTCACTTTGCAAACAAGGTAGAAGATGCCCGCGAACGCCGTCGTGAACTACAAAGTAAAATTGACGACGAACTTGACAAAGAACGCAACAGGCGGGACAGAGACAAAATCCGGCAATGGAAAGAAGAAATACGTGGCGTCAACCGCCGCCTGAAAAACCTGCAGGCGAAATTAGACGAGGCAATTCGTCAATATGGCTTTGCTGATCGCAAGGGGCGCAATCTGCGTGAAGATCGCAAACGTCTGCTACGTGAGCAAAACAACCTCAACAAAGAGCTGGCAGAAATCTACGGTGGCACCAGCAACGTTGATCTAGACGCCACAAATAGCCGCTCTAGCGGTTGGCAAAATCAAATCAACCAAAAGCAAGCCGAAAAGGCATATTACGAAGCTGTTCTTCGCAACCCGGAGCTGCTGAACGACTTCTTTAACACCAAATGTTTGGTGAAAATTGAGGAAGCAACTTACGAAACAATTACCCCCTGCCGTGTTGTTGATTTTGCGCTAAAAGCTCGCGTATTCAAGCGAGTGCAAGGGCGGCAAAAGGTCTATGGCGAAGTCACCATGGACAACTATAAGGAAAGCGATAACGGATACAAACTGCGCTCCATGTTCTTCTGGGTCTGGTATCGCCGCACTGGCAATGACTGGACTCGCGTACCACGCATCTTTGTTGTCCGCCGTGGCGCAGACGTAGACAACTTCATTTCGCTCAAATTCATCGCAAACGACAACACCGGCAACTGGCAATTCAAGTTTGAGCCGATTGCTGAAACTGCTGCTGAAATGCGCCAGTACGGCTTCACTGATTTTGCCTACATCGAAAACGCCGGCAACGTTCAAACCATCAGCGGACCTGCAGGCGGTACGTTTACCTTCACCGGCAAACTACGCAACCGCGATGGACTGCTGGCACCCATCAACCGCAACCCATCTGAACTTGACGAATGGGGCCTGTTCTCCATGCGCTCAGACACGCAGTTGAACTTCAGCTTTGATAACGGACCAGAACTAGAAATTAAAGCTGTCACCGAACAATCAACCGAGGCGTTCAGTAATTACCCGCAGCTCTACAACAACCTGACAATGCTGGGCTTCAACGTCTACAGCGGTCAAGGCGTACAAGATCTGCGCTCCATGAGCGTCTTCGTCAACAAAGGCCGATTGGTGCGCCGCCTCAATGACGACGGCACTTACAGCGCAAATCCGGACACCGCCTCCAGCTTTGCACCCGAAATTTTCCTAGACACTATTCTCGATAACGTTGACGGCATCGGGCAGTACGCCAAAGCTGAAGGTATTGACCTGCCTGCCCTGGCACTGGCTAAGCGTTTCTGCCAGCGCAACAATCTGTTCTTTGATGGTGTGATTGCTGAGCCGACTGCCTGGCGTCAATTCTGGGCAGAAGTTGCACCGTACAGCCTGCTGGAACTTGGCCGGATTGGCGGCAAGGAAACCCTTATTCCTGCAGTGCCCTGCGACAACGCCGGCAACATCACCCGCACGGTCCAGATCCGCGCCATGTTTACCGCCGGCAACATTCTTGAGGATTCCTACAAAGAAGAATTTATTGACTACGGCAGCAGCGTTCAGGATCTAATTGCCACGGTCATTTATCGCAACACCGAACGCGACGGTGTGTTCCCGCGTAATGCCAGCGTGGATGTAAGCCTTGTTGGCGTAACTGAAGCAACCGCAATCCGCCAAACGTTTGATCTGTCGCAGTACGTCACCAACAGAAGCCAAGCGATCATGTACGCCAAGTTGTTGTGCCAGCAGCGCCGCAACATCCGCCGCAATATCGAGTTCAAAACCTTCCCAACCGACAGCCCGCTGTCCCCTGGCGCCTACATCTACGTCGATGCCGGCTTACAGGAATGGCAGGGCATTTACAGCGGACAGGTTGAATCGGGTGGCGCGTTAAACATCCCGCTGGCAGACACCATCCCCAACGGCAGCTACAGCGTGTTGCTTTACAAAGATGGTCAAAGCGTCATCACCACAACCGCCAGCATCAGCTCCAACGTGGCTAGCTCACTTGCCGGTTACGAAGGCTGGCTATTTGTGCTTGGAACACCTGCCAAGGCGAAGCGCACCTTCCGCGTGGTTGAAGTCCAGATGGATGAGGAAGGCGAAGTCAGTGTTCGGGCTGTGGAGCATCCCTGTGATAACTCCGGCCAGAGCTTGATTGCTGACTTTAGCGACGGGCTATTTGTCATCCGCTAGCCTGAAACTACGCATAACACGGTCTGATGGGCTTCTATACAGGTCGCTCCGGTTCCTTGGTGGTGGACGGGAAGCCTGTCGCCAAGATCCGTGATTGGTCGCTTGATACGACGGTTGAACTGATCAGTACCAACACCGTCGATAGCACCAGCAACACGTTTGTCCCTGGCATCAAAAGCGCCACCGGCAGCGCCACGCTGGTGTACTACAGGCTTGAGGCTGGTGAGTCTGCCACCTACAGCCAGTTCACGGCATTGCTGGGCAAGATCCAAAAGGTTGGCGCGGTTGCCGAATCTGACCGCGTGCTGATGGAACTGAAAGTCGGCACCAACACCAACGACAACATCCAGTTTTACGCCTACATCACATCGGCGCAGGTTGCGGTATCAACTGGTGAGCTGACTTCAGTGCCGATTCAATTTACGGTTGACGGCGACTTTATTGCTGGAGGCGTAATCGAATGACGGTATTCCTAGGCGTTCATGGCTCGGTAAAACTGCGTCGCAATACAGGCGTCATTCCGATTGAGGTTGCAGACAGTATTGACCCAGCGGATGTAAACACCAGCCTTAATCGCATTGGTTTTGACACATCCCTAGACAATATCCTTACCGGCGACCGCGTAGACATTGCGACCACGGACGCACGCGGTTTGGAGTGTTTCGCCAGCAGTGCATGGGCGTCAGGCGTGGTGGAGCCTTCGATTTCGGCTTACGTCAACGTCAACAACGCAGGCGGTCTGCGCTTTTTCACTACCTTTTCTGATGCGGTCAATAACAACAGATCTGCTGAACTGACAACTTACGCCTTCACTGGTGCGCCGCTGCCGATTACTTACACAATCCGAGACGTTAATTACAACACGCTTGGCAACGTAACCAGCTATCAGCTCAACACCGACCGCGAAGCACTTGACGCAACAACCCTAAGCGATAAGTTTCGCAGCCAATTTGCAGCAGGACTAATCAGCGGCAGTGGAACGATTGACTGCCTGTTTGATTACACCACTAACGGCGAAAAAGAAACGCCCTTGGTGATGCTGCAGTTGATCCAGCGTCTTGATATCGGCAGCGAATTTGAATGCGCGTTTTATCTGACCGACTCGGAAATTACGCCTGAAACAGAAACGATCTTTTACCAAGCAACCGCGATGGTCACGCGGGCTGGCGTCACGGTCAACACAACTGACACAATCCAGTGCGCGATTGATTTTGTAACCACAGGCGAGATTCGGTTGCTGGTGGGACGCCCTGCCGATTACATCCTCAAGGAAGACGACGACCGCATCCAACTGGAACAGTCTCTCAACTTCCTGCTACAGGAAACGACTGATTAAACTGACTTTACGGCCGCAGGCACTGGAGGCTTTACCTTGTCCGACCAACGCATTACGCAGTTACCTGCCCTTTCGGCTGCGTCTGCGGCGGCCACCGACGTATTGCCTGTTGCCGACGTATCGGCCAGTCAGACCAAAAAGATCACGGTCAAGGATCTGGTAGATGCCGGTCTCGACCTTGTAGATGCCAGCAGCATTGATCTATCAAAACTGGATCAGTCCAGCACCACCAAGATCGGCGCTACTGCCCTTGCTTCTGGCGCTGTCACTGCAGCCAAGCTTGCGGCTGATTCCAGCATTGCGGTTGATACCACCGCTCCTGTTAGCGACAACTTTGAGGGTCGCGGCTACTACAACAGCAGTACCGGCATCCTGAAGGTTTATGCGGCTGGTGCCTATGCCGACGTAAATGCGACGATTGCCAACGACGCAGTTACCACCGCCAAAATCCTTGACGGCGCCGTAACGACTGCCAAGGTCAGCAGCCTTGACACGGCAGCACTGGCTAACGGTGCAGTCACCTACGCCAAGATCCAAGACGTTTCCGCCACGGACAAACTGCTGGGTCGCAGCAGCGCAGGATCCGGCGACGTAGAAGAAATTACCTGCACCGCAGCGGGACGGGCACTACTTGACGATGCTGACGCTGCAGCACAACGCGCCACGCTGGGGCTCGGCACACTCGCCACACAATCCGGCACCTTCAGCGGCACCTTCAGTGGTACTAGCTCCGGCACCAACACGGGCGACCAGACAATCACGCTGACCGGCGACGTTACCGGCTCTGGCACGGGATCGTTTGCTGCCACCATCGCAAGCGCAGCAGTCACCGAAGCCAAGCTGGCTAGCAACGCGGTTTCTACCGCCAAGATCGTTGACGACGCGGTAACCGCCGCAAAACTGGCAGACAACAGCGCGATCATTGTCAGCAATGCCACCCCGAGCGGTTCTGGCGCATTTACGGGTCAGCAGTGGCTGAACACTGCAACAGGTATTGAGTACACCTGGACCGGCAGCGCATGGCAGCGTCAGGCAGCGGTCAACACGCTTACGGTCAGCGACGCCTCGCCACTGGCGTTTTCGGTTTCGTACCCGGATAACTTCAGCGCCAACGTTGATGTAACGCTTGACACTCAAGCCGCCAACCGCGTCTGGGCTGGACCGACCACTGGCTCTGATGCTGCGCCTAGTTTCCGCGCATTGGTTCCCGGCGATCTCCCCGATGCCACCAGCGTCGCCAAGGGCATCATCGTTCCTGGCACGGGTCTAAGCGTCAGCAGCGGCACGCTCAATCACTCCAACAGCGTTGCAACTGGTACTTACACCAAAGTCACGGTTGACGCGCAGGGTCACGTCAGCGCCGGCACCACGCTGAGTGCATCTGATGTACCAAGCCTTGACGCCAGCAAGATCACAACCGGCACCTTTGCCACGGCATTGGTTGCTAATGACGCGATCACTGGCGCGAAGCTGTCGGATTACTCCACCGCACAGATTGGTGAGGCACTGCCAACGGCTGACTTTATCGGTCAGTTGTTCTTCAACCCGCTTGATAAAAACATCTATCTCTGGGACGGTAACGTCTGGCAGCCGGTCGGTGTTTCGCTGGGTGAGCTGGTATTTGCCGGCACCTATGACGCCACCCTGAATGAGGTTGTTACTACTACAACGGTCGGCGCTGCTGTCGGCTTGGTGGCTGGTGATCCGCTGCCTGCTGCATCTAGCACCCTCACCTCTTATTACGTGGTGGTTGCTGAGGCTGGTACGGGTGTGGCGCCTGCACCTGCTGTTGCACTGGCACCGCCTGACATCATCCTTTGCGATGGCGCCAGCTGGACTGAAATTGACGTGTCCAGTACGTATGTGGCGCAGACCGCTGCAAACGTTGGCTTTACACCTGCAGGCACGATTGCTGCCACCAACGTTCAAACCGCAATTGAAGAGGTTGCGACTGAGGCGGCTAACGCCACAAACCTGACAAGCGGCACTGTTGCTGTTGGCCGAGGCGGCACTGGCGTCACCTCTTACACCAAGGGTGATCTGCTGGCGGCATCGGCTAGCACCACGCTCAACAAGCTTGGCGTTGGCACCAACGGTCAGGTATTGCGTGCGAACAGTGCAACCGCGACTGGTTTGGAGTGGGGCGCTGACTTTGTTGGAACTGTTACCAGCGTTTCAGGCTCTGGCGCAATCAGCGTTGCCAACGGAACTACCACCCCGGCAATCAGTGTCGCCTCTGCTAGCACCTCTGTTGTCGGTGTCGTTCAACTCAGTGATTCGACTAGCACCACCAGTTCCGTTCTGGCGGCGACTTCTACAGCGGTTAAGGCTGCCTATGACCTTGCTGATGCTGCACTGCCTAAAGCGGGTGGCACGGTAACTGGCAACATCAACCTTGATACCAACGTCAGCCTGGTATTTGAAGGCACCACTGCTGATGCTTTTGAAACCACGCTGAGCGCCACCGATCCAACGGCTGACCGCACCATCAGCCTGCCTAATGCTTCTGGCACAGTTGCGCTTACCAGCGACCTAAGTGCTTATGCGGCACTGGATACGGCGCAGACTTGGACAAAGGGCCAGCGCGGTGAAATTACTGCCCTAACCGACGGCGCCACGATCACGCCTGATTTTGCTGACTCCAATAACTTCAGCGTGACGCTTGGTGGCAATCGGACCCTTGCAAACCCGACTAATCTCACCGCAGGTCAGTCGGGCTGCATTTGGATCACGCAGGATGGCACCGGCTCCCGGACACTGGCTTACGGCAGTCAGTGGGACTTCACCGGAGGAACCGCACCGACGCTAACGACCACTGCCAACGCGGTTGATTGTTTGGTGTATGCGGTGCAAAGTAGCACCAAGATCACTGCCACCCTGATCACCAACCTGAGCTGAGCTAATGATTCCTGGAAGCGCTAATCCTCTCCTGCTTGCTACTGCTGCAGCCGGAGGATATTCCATTAGCAGAAGCGTTCGTTTCAACAGTAGCGACAGTGCCTACTTGTCCAGAACGCCTGCATCAGCCGGTAACCGCAAGACGTGGACCTGGGCGGGGTGGGTGAAGCTAGGCAAACTTGGCACTACCCAAAGAGTATTTAAAGCCGCAGATACTTATTTAAGTTACTATTCTACTACGGGGACTCTATATACAAATCTGCGAGGAGCCTCTACTAACTACTTCATCTCGTATGCAAACGTCTACAGAGACCCCTCGGCTTGGTATCACATCGTTTTAGCGGTAGATACAACCCAATCGACAGCAGCGGATCGTCAAAAGCTATACGTCAATGGAGTCCAAGTAACAGCGTCTGGTCCATTAGGGCAAACCTATCCACCGCAAAATGACGACACGGGTGTAAATTCCACTTCAAATCAGCACCAAATCGCAGGAGATACTGTTGATTCACTGTATTTTGATGGCTACCTCGCCGACATCCACTTCATCGACGGCCAAGCCCTAGACCCCACCAGCTTCGGCGAGTTCTCCGCCACCACCGGCGTGTGGATGCCTAAGGCGTACACCGGCAGCTACGGCACCAACGGGTTCCACTTGGAGTTCGCGGACAATAGCAGCAACACCGCGACCACGCTGGGCAAGGACACCAGCGGCAACGGCAACAACTGGACCCCGAACAACCTGAGCGTCACCGCAGGCGCCGGCAACGACAGCCTCGTAGACGTTCCCACTAATGGCAGCGAGGTTGATACGGGTGCTGGTGGGCAGGTAAGGGGGAATTACTGCACTTGGAATCCTTTGGAAAAAGGAGCGAATGCAACGCTTGCTAATGGGAATCTTGATGCCAGCTTTTCTGCCGCTTCTCTAACCAGCTCAACGATTGGCCTGTCTTCCGGTAAGTGGTATTGGGAGGTTACTGTTACGGCTACGAACCCAATGATCGGGATCATCAAGCAAGGGGCTAACCTTGCTAGCTATCCAGGCTCTGACTCGTCTGGATGGGGCTATAGCACCGCTGATGGATATAAGTACAACGCTGGCTCTGGCTCTGCTTACGGAGCTACCGCTACAACGAATGATGTCATCGGTGTGGCTTTTGATGCCGATAACGGCACCCTAACTTATTACAAGAACAACACAAGTCAGGGCACGGCTTTTACTGGTTTAACTTCTGGCCCATATTTCCCAGCAGTAGGACGAGCGAACGGTACACCTTCTGTTGCTGTTAACTTCGGCCAAAGAAGTTGGGCCTATCAAGCACCATCGGGCTTCAAAGCGCTCAATACCAGTTCGTTACCGGCCCCAGTAGTCACGAAGCCTAGTGACCTGTTCGATGTGAAGCTCTACACGGGCAATGGCAGCACGCAGACTATTTCGGGGTTGGGGTTTAGCCCGGACTTGGTATGGCTGAAGAAACGCAGCGGCTCGGAATGGCATTCGTTGTACGACACAATCAGAGGAGTGGAAGCATACATAAGTACGAACACGACAAACGCAGAGGCAACTGCCAACAACACTCTGACTGCGTTTTCATCTACGGGCTTTACTGTTGGCTCTCAAGGTCTTGTTAACGAAAACGGTTTCACATACGCCGCCTGGGCCTGGGACGCCGGCAGCTCCACCGTCACGAACACCGCTGGCTCCATCTCTAGTCAGGTGAGGGCTAATGCAAGTGCGGGGTTCTCGATTGTTACCGCCACAAAATCCTCAGGATCTTCAACAGCCCAGACATTCGGTCACGGCCTTGGTGTCGAGCCGCACATGATCATCCTTAAGCGGCGCAATGGTTCTGAGTCGTGGTACGTGTACAACAAGGTGCTCGGTAACGCTGCCCGCCTTCAGCTCAACGAAACAAGTGCCGTTACAAACGGTAGCGGTGTTTGGGGCTCCACTACTCCAACCTCACAGGTATTTACTGTTCAAAGCTTTAATGATGGGGATTTCGTCGCCTACTGCTTCGCCCCAGTAGTCGGGTACTCTTCGATGGGCAGCTATGTCGGAAATTTCAGCACAGACGGCCCATTTGTTCACACAGGTTTCCGTCCCCGCTTTGTCCTAACGAAAGCATCTTCCGCTGGTGGCAACTGGCAGATCATTGATTCGGCCAGAAGTGACTACAACCTTGCGGATGACAAACTGTGGCCAAGCCAAAGCTATCAAGAGAATGATTCCGGTCTTGGCGGTGCCGGAGCTGACAACATCGACATTCTCAGCAACGGGTTCAAACTAAAGAACGCCAACAACGGCACCAACGGATCTGGCGTTACCTACATCTACTTCGCAGTAGCCGAATCGCCCTTCCAATACGCCCGCGCTCGCTAACCCGCCCTCGTAGTGAACAAGGTTAAAGCGTCGGCATTTCGTAGTCCTGTGTCGTATTGCAGTAGTGCTTCCAAATAACCTCAGCCGTATTACCGGCCCACTTTGCGACTTGCGCCACAGG